TACCCGCGCCCGCCGTTTGGGTCATGACCATTGCGACAGACTTGAAGGTCTCCTTGTTGCCGCCCGCGACGGCGTTCAGGTTACCCGCCGCGCGGGCAAGGTCGGCATAACCCTCGACGCCGTTCGACGCCAGCTGCGCCGTGACCGACTGAATGTCGGACAGGTCGTAGACCGTGCGGTCAGCATATTCCTGGACCGACGCGGTTAATTCTTCAATGGTGGATGAGTCAAGGCCCGCGAAGTTTAGCGTTGACTTGAACTTGTCAGTTGCGTCGGACGCGGCCAGGGCCTCACCTGTGTAGGACGCGATGAACGCGCCCGCCGCCGCGAGGCCCGTGGCCGCGAGCGTGCCGACGGCCTTGAACGCGCCGCCCATGCTGGCCGTGATCGACGAGCCCCACGAAGACGATGACTTCGTGACCTGCTGGTCAACGGCCCCGAACTCTTGGGCGATGCTTTGCCCCATCCCCTTGAAGGACGGGACGACGTTGATCCATGCGGTGCCGATGTCCATTCCGCCAGCCATTTGGTGTGTTCCTTTCGTCTGATCGGTCAGGATTCGCGGATAGCAGCGAGCGCGGCTTCGAGTTCGTCAATGGGTAGTGCGACATAGGTGTCCGCCGCGCTATCCCACGGGCGCGGGAACGGCGCGGGGACGCGCTGGTTTCGTTGCCCGTCGCGCGTTTTCGACCATTGGAGCCACCGTAGGGCGTCCGATGCCAGGACGCCCCATTGGTTGGTCAGGAGTGACCATTCCCAGGCGGGGTCGATCTTGCGCCGCGTCCACGATTCGGGCTGCGCGATCATCGCGGCGGCGAGTGATGCGGCGCGCATTGGGGGGAGCTGCCGCCAATCTTCCACCTGGTAGAACCGGAGGAAGTCGGCGGACAGCTCATCGGGGGCTTTTTGCTCCGCCCCCAGGAGCGTTAGGAGTTTGGGGCGACAGCCTTGACAACCTTCAGGAGGAAGGCGGTCATGTCCTTGACGTTGACACGCCCGTCGGCGTCGCGGAGGTGATCCTTGACCGCCTGGTAACTGTCGCCTTGGAACAGCATACGGAAGGGGCGGACGATGTGGCTCGGCTTGCCGTCTTCGACGTCGGCGAACGCCTCGAGGAACTCGTAGTCCTCGAACACGGCGGGGTCGATGTCGATTGCGAGGCCGTCAATGTCAACGGTCTTGGTGGTCAGCTTTGCCATGTCACGCCGCCTTCTTGATGTACTCGTAGACGGTGTTCCCCTGGCTGTCGGGGAAACACGTCACGGTCGTTTCGTAGCCGACGGCGGTACCGTCCACATACGTAACGTCGCCGACCTCGGTCACCTGACCAGCCGGTACAACGATGCGCTTGACGGCATTACCCGTCATGAGCATGTCAATAACGAACGCGCGGCGCGGCAGCTCCGTATTGTTGTGCTTGACAGTGATCCCCGTCGCCAGGTCGCCGCTCACGTTGTCCTGTCCGTAGACCTCCTTCAGGACATCGACGTCGAGCGCCTGGACAAGCGTGAACTTGAACGTCTCCGTTCGGGACGTCCGAACGGTCAGGATCGTGTCACCGCCCCACGCCTTGATGTTCTCCACATCGGTATCAATACCGTTGGTCAGGCCGTCTTCGGACACATAGCCGAGCTTGACGAACCCGGCGGCGAGGTTGGTCGTCGCGTCGGTGGGGAGGGTGGTCTTGGTCGTGCCGGAACTGATCGCACCCGCCGCTACGGGCTTAGCGACGGACGCCAGGCTCGAATCGTTGTTAGCCATTTACGCATGTCCTTTCATGGGTGTATTGACATCATGAACGATGCCGTGACAGTCAGCTGGTAACGCGCCTGCCGACTGTCGGGGTCAGGGAAATTATACATGCTGGTCACCTGCAGGGCAGCCATGTCGGCGACGCGCGCGGGCGCGCCGATCAGTGCGTCCCGCACGTCGCTTGCCAACTGGTAGGCGTCGGCGTGCTTGTCGGCCCATGCCTGCACGGCGTACACGCCGTAGTCGATCAGGTGGTCAGTGCGCCCGCCGGTGCGCTCGATGGTCACGAGCGCGCCGCCCGTGTAGTTTCGTGGCACGGTCGCGTGGACAGGCACGGCCCCGCCGCGCAGGTTGGCGCGCAGGTAGTCGATGAGTCGCTTCATTAGCCTTGCACCGCCTTTAGGAGCGTGTTGTCGCGCGCGTTGCGGCGGCGCGCTTTGAAGGTAGTCGCGTAGACGGCCCCGTGCGGGCGGTCCGTCTGAATGACGGAGCCCTCAAAGCCGTCGCCCGCCCGGGCCGCGATAGCGTGAACACGCTCCTCGATGAGCGGGCGGGTCATGTCGCCTACCTTACGGTAGTCGATTTTGACTCGCGCATTTGCCATGTGGTCATCCTTCCGTTCGTTCGACGGTGACGGGGAGGTCCCATGCGCCGGGCGTCAGGGCGGCGGCGTACCGTTGGGGATCGCCTATCACGCGGTAGGTGACGCCGCGAACGATCACGCGACAGCCCCGGAGGTTGCCCTCATGGGTCTTAGGGAAGTGAAGCGTCAGGGCGTCGCGGTCGCCGTCGCGGCGAAGGCTCCCGTTCAGGTCATCCGTTGATGCGGGGGCAACGAGGACGTTCCCGACGTGGACGCCTGGCTGCCATTCGGTCAGTGGGTCCCCGAACGCATCGAGGCCGGCCTCCGCCGGGCGGATCAGGGTCACGGTTTCGCCGCGTATCATGATCGACCTGCCAGGAGGTCAACGTTGAACGCGCGTGACACCGGGAGCCCAAGGCGGCGGCGATGGACGCGCGTGAAGCTCATTGACCCGGTGGGTGTCTTGTAGGACGCCGATTGCGTGTAGGGACCAGCCGTCTGGCTGACCTGTGTCGCCCCGAAGGGCGCGTCCCCGGCGGCGCTACGTTGCATATAGGCCACCATGTCGCACACGACGTCGGCGGCGGTGTCGGCCTGGACCTTACCGGCTTGAATAAGCACGGTGATGTCAAAGCCTTCGCGCGCGAACTCATCGCGGACGATGCGCGATGCGCGGGCGAGATGCGCATCTGTGGCCGCCGTTTCGGCGGCGTCTATCGGGCCGTAACGGTCCGCGTAGTCTCGCGCGGTCGCGAGGGTGAACCCCGTCATTGCGCCTCCTTTCCTACCATGCGGTAAGGGGGGCGACCGCCAGCGCTAATGGCCGGAGCCGCCCCCCCTGTTCACGTGGTCACTTTTCGGCGACCACCGCGAAACGGTCCACGAACGCGTACCATCCGTAGACGATTTCGAGGCGGAGGGCAATCTGATTCTTGCGCTTCAGATCGCCCTGGCCGTCAGGGTCGCCGTAGGTGATGAGTTCGACGGGAAGCTCCTTCTGGATGCCCCATCGGATGCCGCCGGTGAAATCACCGACAATGGCGCGAACCTTCGTGTCTGCGGCCTCGGGGAGGCCGGACACGGTGGAGCCGACGGCGACGGGGACCCCCATAAAGGAGGACACGTCCGCGCCGAGGCCGAGCTGCGGGTAACGCGGCGTGGACGTGACGCCCGCGCCGTCCTTGACCATGAGATTGGCGAGCGCCCACGTGAACTTCGGGTCAAGGGCCGCGCCGGTCACCTGAACGCCGGTGTCAAGATCATTGATGATGAGACCGGCGGCGGCGCGGAAGTCCGCGTCAGGGTCGGAGCCGCCCTTGCCGAGTTCAACGCGCTTGGTCGTCGCGTTGATGTAATTCGTCCAGGTGGTAATCGCCTGGCCGTTCAGGGGGTTGATGCGGTGGAACACGCCCAGGTCAAGGGCGCGGGACAGGGCGTCGGCACCGGCGGAGGCAAGGGTGCGGAGCACGCCGAGCTGGTGCTCGTCGTCCGCCCACTGAACCTCCTGCGAAAAACGCATAGTGACCTGCGCCTTATGCGGCGCGGCGGTGACGGAGCCAAAGGACCCCGAGGTCGATTCCTTGTCACCGTTCTCCTCCACGAACTGAGCGCGGGGGAGATCGTTAAAGGTGATGATGTCCGTCTTGCCGAAACGCATCGGCTCCTGCGCGGACAGCTTCGCAATCGTGGACGTGGACAGGGTCTTCTTGACCATGCCGTCCGCGATTTCGCGGGGCATGAGCGGTGCGGCCTGGCCGGTACCGAAAACAGCCATGTTCGTTATTCCTTTCAGTGGGTCAGTTTCCGAACAGCGCCCTCACGAACGCCTGTTCGGTTGTCTGGTTGGTCTCGGGGACGGCCCCGAGGGTGGGGATGACGGGGGTCGCCGACCGGGCGGTCAGGAACTCCGCGAGCGCCTTTCCGTGCGCGGTCATTTCCTCACGGGTCGATCCGCGAAGGAGGTCGGCGGGGACGCCGGTTTCCTTCGCCACCTCACGGACGAGTGCCGCGTGCGCGGCCTCACGTTCGAAGCCTTCGACCTTGGCATTTGCTGCCGCGAGGTCAGTTTCGAGGGTGCCGATCTTGGCCGCGAGGTCATCGTAGTCCGCGTACTTGCGGCGCTCACGTTCGACGCGCTTCGTAATGATCGCGTCGAGGGCCTCCTGGCTGGTGATCGGGTTGAACGCGTGGTCAGGCGCGGGGGTCTGTTCCTGCGTCGTGTCCTTGGTGTCGCCCGCGTCGGGCGCGGGGGTCGTGTCGGTGTTGGTTTCGTCACCCATGATGTGCCTTCCGTTTATGGGGGCCGTCGCCCCGTTTTCCAGCTGAACCCCAGCTGTCAGGTGGTTTGCGGACGGTCTTTCACGCCGTCCGCGTATGCGCCGGGCGTCGCGCGCCTGGCGTATCGCATGAGCACGTTCAGATCAGACGGGTTTTCCCCGCCCATGATCGCCGCGCTTCGTGCCTCATTGTACAACGTTTCCAGGTGGTCAGGGTGATAACCGTCGATCTTGGGGTCTGTGTCCCCGAACGCGGGCACGATCTCGCAATCGCAGTCGTGGTGAAAGCGGTTGCCCATGCCGCCCGCCGTCTTTTTCGACGCGTACACCCACCCGCGCGAGGCGAGCATCGTGCAAAACGCGCATGTTTTAGCGCCGCGCGGGACGCGCGCCCACCTCGGGTTAGCCGGATCGCGGCGGACGTTGCGGAGCACGGTGTCCCGGCCCGCGTCCTTGACCCACATTTGGAGCCCGCCCATGAGGTCGGACAGCATTTTTTCCTGCTGGTCAGACCACAGGTGCCCGGCGGATGCCCGGACGCTTGCTTCGACCTGAGCGGGGAGGGCCGACGGGGCCGGGGTGGCCCGGTACTCCGACCGGACGCCCGCCGCGTCGCGCTCGCTTTCGTACCATTCGGTAGCCGCGAGCGCGGCGACGTCGCCATATTGGGCGGCGAGGCGTGGAACGAAGTCGGCGAGCGCGTCACGGCACGCGGCGGGGTCGTCGAACGGCAACGTATCCCAAAATGCGGTCAGGTCGGCGCGGGCCGCCTCGACCGCTCGGTCAACGGCCTTGGAGTACCGGGTGATGGATCGACGGGTGACCATCACGCCTCCCGCGTCGCGGCGAGCTTATCCAGGCGGTCAAGGATCGACGTCGCGCCGGTCCGACGCGTTTCGGCTTGCATCTGGTCGATCTCTTGCTGCGTGAACCCGGCGCGGCGCATGCCGACCGTCGTCGTTGCGACGTCAGGCATGGCTTGGGCAATCTTGACGATAAAGTCAGACGATGCCTGCGGGGACACGTACCGCGCGGGCGTCCAATTCACCGCGAGTTTCCAGGACTCGTCGGGCGCGGTGACCGAGTGGTCACGAACCATGACAACATCCTCGATGATGCGGCGGAGCGCGGGCGTGAACACGCGCCACTGGTACTCCGCTTCGTCCGATAGTGCGTATTCGGCGGCCTGCATAGCCTCGGCGGACGCGGGGTTGTCCGCGAAGATACCGACGGACGACGTAGGCATGTTCGTAGCCGAGCACAGATTTTGCGCGAGCTGCCGGTACATCGATAGATGCGGGTCCATCGACAGTTGCGAAAACTGACCGACGGAGGGAATGTCGCCGTTTTCGTTCGGCGACAGGGCGAGGATGCGCCCGGTGATCGCCGACCACCGGTCAACGCCCGCGAAGGCGTCCTCATCCGCGCCGAGCACGTACCGCTGCGGCGATGAGAAGAACTCGGCGGACGCTTCTGTGCGAACCATCGTCCTAATTGCACAGTCGGTCAGGTACCGCACCTCGCGGCTAATGCGGGAGCGCCCGAAGGGTCGGCTGATCTGCGGGTCATACGTCAGCATTTCGATGAGGACACGCCCGGCGGGGTTGGGGAGGCGTTGCACCTGCCACGCGCCGCGCTTGCCACGTGTTAGGCGTATCGTTTCGCCGGGGAGGAACAGGGTCGCGTCAGACGGTTCGACGAAGCGCGTGATGGTGTCCACGTCCCACCCGTCCGTGTCGGGCGACGTCGCGCCGTTGATCGCCAGCCCGGCGGTGACGCATCGGCGGCGTGTGTCCCACTGGACGGACGTCCAGCGGGCGTCGCGGGCCTGGA